TCCTTTCTCTTATCTGAACAGGATCAAACCGAATCAGTTCGATGTCTCGCGTCTGCGGACATTTCGCTCGGTGTTGGAATGGTTGTGCCTAGATTGGAATCGGTTGTCCAGGCGGTCGGCTCTTATGGTGATCAGGTTGCTGCGTGGGCGGAAAGAGTCCAGGGCAAAACATTGTTTGAGTGGCAGCGCATTGCTTTGAATGGCCAGTTGTCTCATGATGTGAATGGTGACCTTGTGTTTCGTGAGTCTCTTGTTGCGACTGCTCGTCAAAATGGTAAGTCGGTTGCGCTGACTGCTTTGATTGGTTGGGCGTTGACAGAGTGGGCGGTCACTCGAGGGAAGGCGGTTCATGTTCTTTCCGTTGCCAACAAACTTGATCGTGCGGTTGCAATCTTCAACGAACTTGCTCCGGTACTCGAAGCACAATTTGATGCTCATGTCACATGGAGTTACGGACGCAACAAGGTTGAGATGCCGACGGGGTCTTCGTGGGAGGTACGAGCTGCGACTTCTAATCTTCACGGCGGAACTTATGACTTGATTGTGGTTGATGAAATTTGGAACGTGTCGGAGGAGGTTTATTTTGATGCCCTCCGTCCGTCGCAGATTGCGGTCAAGTCTCCGCTTCTTTCCTCCTGGTCAACTTCAGGCGATGAGTCATCTAAGACAATGCAGCGTCTTCGTGAGGCAGCGATTGGTGCGATAGATCAGCAGAAACAAACTCGTCTGTACTTCGCTGAATGGTCATTGCCGTCAGGGGCGAACCCGAACGAGGAACTCAATTGGGGCTACGCAAATCCCGCTCTTGGTCAGACAATTACTCTCGAGGCGTTACAGGCAGCTGCGGAAACTCCAGATCGTGCTGCGTTTCTTCGTGCGCATCTGAACTTGTGGGTCTCATCGGCGGATGCATGGATTCAACCTGGAGTATGGGACAGGCTCTTCACCGAATCAGAATGTCCCTCCGGTGGTGTCCTTGCAGTGGACTCAAGCAGTGACTCGTCCAAGTACGTCGGCATCCGTTGCGGACTTACCGAAGAAGGCAACATCATTGCGACGGTGCAGTTTTCCACAGAGTCCCTCAAAGATATGTGGATTCATGTGAATAAGGCAATGGACGAAGACCCCAAGTTGAGACTGGCAATCTCACCCGCTCTTGACCTTCACACGCCAGAGAAACTAGAACGCCGACGTCAAATTTTCGGCTACGCAGAAGTACTCAAATTCACAGGTCTCACCCGTTCACTCATCCTTGAGAAACGCATCTACCACCGAGGCGAAGAACTTCTAGCAACCCATGTCAATCGCGCAGTCCTTGCCCGCGCCAACGGTCAGGTTGTGATTAGCAGCCAACGCTCTCCTGGCCCGATTGAAGCCGCTCGACTTTTGGTTGTGGCAGCAGCTCTTGTTTCGCGCCCGTCAAACACGGGACGCGCAGCAATGGCATTTGGGAGATAGTTGCATTTGCAACAAGTTTGTGGGAGACTCCATCCGTGGCGTTCTTCTCACGAAAAGTAACAACTGCTGAATTTGCATCATCTCCATTAAAAGCCGCTGCCGGCGTCGGCATCTCTGGCATCCCTGGGACGTATGCATGGGTCAGCGGAGCATTTGAGCAGGTCGCCCTTAGTCTCCCGACGGTGTCGCGGGCGAGAGACCTTCTCGCCTCGACAATCTCAGGTCTCGAGTTTCGCCAGTACATCAAACAATGGAACGGAACCGAGTACGAAGAGATCTATGTTCCTAACGAGTCATGGATGGAAAACCCTGATCCGAAAGTTCCGCGCCAGTTCATATTGGCTAATACGGTCACGGACCTCTGGATGACTGGTCGTGCGTTCTGGGCCGTGACTTCTCGTAATGCAACCGACGGTCGTCCAATGAGTTTTGAATGGCTACCGTCCGCAAACATTCAAACACCAAACCAAGTCGGCCCGCAGTTCTTCGGAATGCCAGACGTCATTCAATTTAACGGCGTCAACCTTGACCCCAACGAAATCATTACATTCCTTGCGCCAACAACGGGTCTCATGTATTCAGGACGACGCGCCGTCAACATTGCAACGCACCTTGATCAGTACGCAGATCGCGCAGCAACAATTGAAACAGTCCCTGGCTATCTTCAGCAGACCTCAGCAGGAGAGACAATGTCCGGTGAAGAACTTGGCGACTTGGCAGCGCAATGGGCGCAGGCTCGTCGCGAAGGAAACGTCATTGGCGCGTTAAACAACTACGTCAACTTTGTGGAATTTGACCGCGACCCGCTTGAAGTAAACGCAGCGCAACGCGAATACCAGGCACTTGACCTTTCCCGTATTTGCTCCGTCCCCGCCTACCTTGTTTCGGCTCCGACTCCAGGCGCATCTATGACATACCAAAACGCTTCACAAGCCCGTCAAGACCTTTGGTTGTTTGGAGCGCAAATGTACGCCCATGCAATTGAATCTCGCCTCAGCATGAACGACGTTGTCAGTCGCGGACGCTATGTCTGCTTCGACACCGACGACCTTCTAGCCATTGGCGATATGCACGACGTACTTGTCGAACCACAAGTACCCGACCTCGAGGAGATGCCTTCATGATCAAGTTCACCGCCGTCCCCGTCACTCTTGACGCAGCAGCTGGAGAAGATGCACCGCGCACCATCACCGGCATTGCCGTTCCGTGGGACACCGTTGCAACCGTTTCAGGTGGAGAGAAGGTTATGTTCAAGCGCGGTGCCTTTGACTTGAATGCCAAGCCCGCGCGACTTCTTGAAAACCACGACGGACGCCCAATCGGAATCGTCAACGAACTCATTGACCTTGATAACGGTCTTGGATTCACAGCATCTTTTGCTCGTTCAAAAGCAGCCGACGACGTTGTTGAACTAATCCAGATGTCCGCATATGACTCAGTTTCCGTTGGCGCAGTCCCCAAGAAATTTAAGTACGACAAGAACGGCGTAATGATTGTCTCATCCGCTGATCTACAAGAACTTTCAGTTGTCAGCGTTCCGGCATTTGCCGACGCAGTCATTGAACAAATCGCTGCTTCAGAACACGACCCAGAAGAGGTTGAAGAAGAAGTAACCGAACCCCAACCCGACACAAGTCTCCAGGAGGAAACAATGTCACAAGAAACCCAAGTCGAAGCCTCCGCGCCCGACGCCATCCCAACATCACCAATCTTTGCAAGCGCAAAAGCCGAATTCAAAATGCCTTCAGCAGGCGAATGGATTGCAGCACAATTTGCAGGTGGCTCAATTGCTGCCGAGTTCAACGCTCGTCTTCGCGCTGCCGCTCCATCAGTCACGACGAGTGACCTCGACGGCCTCATGCCGACCCCCATTCTCCCTGAAATTTATTCGGGAATTCAGGGCTTGCGCCCTGTCGTGGATGCAATCGGTGTACGCGCAATGCCTCAAGGCGGAAAGATTTTTATCGTTCCAAAAATCACAACCCATACTTCAATCGGTGGCCCTGAAACACAGAACACAACAATCACTGCTGGACAGTTCATTGTTGACGACATTCAAATCACAAAAGAAATTTATGGAGGCTACGTTCAGTTGTCCGAGGCTTCAATTGACTGGTCAGACCCTGAAGTTCTTGGCGCATTGTTAGAAGACCTCGGCAAGAAATACGCGTTGTTTACTGACAATGTTGCAGCAGATGCGCTTCTTGCAGGTACTTCACAGACAACCGGCAACGTCGCACCAACCGATCCAGGCGACTGGGTTCAAAAGGTTTACGCTTGCGCAAACACCATCCTTGCCAACGGCAATTATCTTCCAGATCACTTGTTTGTTTCTGGTGACGTATTTGCGCAACTTGGTTCGCTTGACGACACATCAGGTCGTCCGTTGTTCCCGCAAGTTGGACCAATGAACGCATTTGGCACAATGAACCCAGGTTCACGCGATGCAACAGTTTTCGGGTTGCGTTTAGTAGTTGACACCAACTTCGCCGCGAAGACCACCATTGTGGGCGCAGCAGCAACTGGTGCTTTCCGTTGTTACGAACAGCAGAAAGGTGCAATCGTTGCCGACATCGGCGCAGGCGCATCAACCCTGTCTCGCAACGTCGCATGGCGCGGATACTTCGCACCAAAGATGATTGACGCCAACCAATTCATGAAAATCCCTCAGGCGTAAGCCCGAGACACGACAGGGACTGAACGATGGCTACTTACGATCTCGCGTTTCATACGCGCCTCGATGGGTACGCCGTTCTCCAGACCTTCGTTGAAACAGGCATCCAAGTCGGAGATTCCGTTGTTGTCGCAGGCGCACAACACGGATTCTCTGCAACGGCAACAATTGTTTCAACACAAGACTTCGAGTTCATCGGGGTCTCAGACGAGGGCGACCTTCTCTTTGACTCCGATGTAATTCGTCTTTACCAGTTTCTTTATGTCAACGCAGGGACAGACTTCCCTCGAGACACTGCCACTGGCACAGTTACCTTCACCCCATCCGTTTCATGGATAAACGCAGCTGACGTCACCTCATGGCTCGGCATCGACGTGGCAACCGCCAACGACACCGCCTTCATTACCGTCTGCGTTAATGCAGCCAACAATTACATCTTTCGCAAGCGTCGCGAAGCGGGCTACACCGATTCGCAGTCAACAGTGCCAGGTGCCGACGTCAAACTCGGCACAATCATGTACGCAGCTACTCTTTATCGTGAGCGCGGATCAGCAGACTCATTCGCCTCATTTGACGCAATGTCTTCAATCCCCATCCCTTCAACTATGGGACGCATCATGGCCTTAATCGGTTGCGGAAGACCACAGGTCGCCTGATGGCTGCAACAGGAATCCTCGTCGATGCAGTCAACGCCATCAAAACCGCTCTCACCGCTCTCGGTCTCAAACCCGTCACAGATCCCCGAAACGCGCGCCCCATGTCCGTCATGATTGAACTCCCCGAAATGACATCATGGACATACAACGTCGGCGACTTTCGGATTCCCGTCCGAGTCTTGGCAGCTCCTCCAGGCAACCAGGACTCAGGCGACTATCTCATGTCAACTGTTGACACCATCATGAACTCGTCCATCGCAGTCGTTGACGCCCGTCCAGGCAACGCGAACTACGGCGGGCAAGATATACCCACATACGATCTCACGGTGGCAATCGCCGTGCGGAGAAACTAAGGAAACACAATGGCTACTAGTACATTTTTATCCAACGCAACCATCAACATTACTCAAGGCGCAACAACAACCGACTTGTCGGATCAGGGCAACGCAGTCACAATCACAGTTGGTTTTGACTCTCTTGAGTCAACCGCTTTCGGCGACACAGGTCACCGATTCACTCAAGGACTTCAGACCGTTGATGTTTCAATTGACTTTTTCCTTTCTTACGGCTCAGCCGAGGTTGAAGCAATCCTTGCTTCATGCGTCGGTACCGGCACAACCACATTGACCATCTCACCATCTGGCACCACAGAGTCTGCGAGCAATCCAGAATACGTCATAAGTAATGCCATGCTGGCCTCCTTTACACCGATCAACTCAACTGTGGGCTCCCTCAGCACCGTAACGGCGCAATGGACGGGCGGTACTTGGGTTCGGGACATCACCGCACCGTAATCAGCAACCGAGGGAAACATGAAAATCACACTTAAAGTCACACCGAACGAAGGCGAAGCCTATGAAGTCACAACGAATCTCTTTGTTGTTGTCGCATGGGAACGGCGCACCAAGCGTCAGGCATCTTCGCTTGCTAACGGCATCGGAGCCGAAGACCTTGCGTTTTTCGCATACGAAGCAAGCAAGCAGTCAGGCATCACAGTCAAAGCAGTGTTTGACGATTACATCAAAAGCATTCAATCGGTGGAGGTGGTCAACTCAGATGAGCCAAACCCTACCGACGCGGCAGCTACCGACGCTCTTTAGCAGAAGTACTTGTCGCGACGGGGTTTTGGACACCAAGTATCGAGTTCGACACGGAAGACCTTTTCACGGTGGTCGATGTGTTGAAAGAACAGAAAGAGTCACGGTCTAGGCGATGACAACGAATACAACGATTGAGATTCAAGGACTCAAGGAGGCAATTCGTTCTCTCAACAAGGTTGAGCCTGGTCTCCGTAAACAGTTCGTTCAGGATGCGTCTCGCATTGCTCAGCCTGCTATCAGGGAAGTTCAACGGGGCTACACTCAAGTTCCTCTTTCTGGTATGGCACGCAAATGGGAACAGGCAAACAAGAAGATATTCCCGTTTTCGGTTGCTCGAGCAGTCTCTGGTGTCAAGTTGAAAGTTGACGCAAGCCGTGAAGCGGTGTCTCTGATTTACATCACACAGACGAACGTTGCAGCTGCGGTCTTTGAAGCAGCGGGACGCACCAACCAAAACCGCCTCGGGGATTCACTTGGGCAACTTCGCCCTGGCACAACTCGAGTCCTCGGGCCTGCGGTTTACCGCAAGCGCGGAGAGATTGAGCGTGAGATGCTAAGAGCGTCAATGGACGCAATTCGACTTGTCCAGAAGGAACTCAGCTGATGGCACTTGCAATCCCAATTATTACCGAATTTGACGGGAAAGGAATAAAATCCGCCCTTAACGAATTCAAAAATCTTGAGACAGGCACCGAGAAAATCGGCTTCGCAGCGCAACAAGCAGCCAAACTTGCCGTTATTGGTTTCGCAGCGTTGGGCGCAAGTGCAGCAGCTGCAGGAGCAGTTCTTTTCAAGGCAGCACAAGCAGCAGCCGAAGACCAAGCAGCACAAGTTCAACTCGCCAACTCCATCAAGGCAACCACGACAGCATCTGACCTTCAGATCAAAGGCGTCGAGGAATTTATTGACAAGACTCAGCGGGCTACTGGCGTCGCCGACGACAATCTTCGTCCGGCACTTGGTCGGCTTGTCAGGGCAACAGGTGACGTCACCAAGGCTCAAGACCTGCTCAACCTCAGCCTCAACCTGAGCGCGTCAACAGGCAAATCGGTTGAGACGGTGGCAAACGCCGTTGCGAAGGCTCAGGAGGGCTCCTATGGGGCTCTGGCGAAACTTGGTGTCGGCTACGACGTTGCAACATTGAAGGCAGCAGGGTTTGAAAAAGTTCAGGGGATGCTCGAGGACAGATTTGGCGGTTCAGCAGCTGAGAAGGCTAAGACATACGAGGGCGTCGTTGCTCGCCTCAAAATTACTCTTGGCGAACTTCAGGAGTCAATCGGCTACAAGGTGCTTCCAATCTTGACCAAACTTGGCGACTCGGCGGTTCGTGTTGCTGAAGCGTTCGGTATTGACGGCGCAGCTGGAGGTGTCAAACAACTCCGATTCGAGATTGTCTCTCTCGGAACAGACTCAAATGGGATGATCAACACTTTTGGCAAAATCTACGACGCAATTATTGGTTTCACAAATGGTGTCATGGCTGCACTTGCTATCCCGCTGGCTGCAATCAACTTCCTTCGCACTGGCGATTTGGGAACGTACACCGTCAAAAAACTTCCGTCGTTCGCTGATCTCATGGCAGCAAACCCAACAACGACTCGTCCCGTGTCAACGCAACAAGCCGAGTCGATGTTCAACTTCTCAAGCGGTGCTGGCGCAGTCGCTGGAAACGTTCCTGCATCCATTCCTAGCCTCCCATCAAAGAGAGCGTCTGAACCACCAATCTCGGCAATGCCGACTGGCACGGGATACAACTCAATGGCAGGCGGACTTGCTGGTATCCCTGGTGTTGACTTCGGCAACTTCGTTTTTAACATTGACGCAGGACTTATCTCGTCCCCCGCAAGTATCGGTCAAGACATCATTGACGCCATTCTTGCAGCACAACGAGATTCAGGCGCGGTCTTCGCACCGGCATCAGGACTGTAATGAGCGTCCCCACCTATCAAGTCCTTGTCGGCTTTCAAACAACCACAGGATTCGGTACACCCTTTCAACTTGACGATGCCGTGTATGGCCTGCTCAACACAGGCACCCTTGGCGGTCTCGCATATGCAGACCTCACCTCGCTTGTTCTGTCGGTCAACATCAGACGCGGACGCAACCGTCAACTAGATCAGTTCAACGCAGGAACCGCACAGGTCGTATTCAACAACAGCACCCGAGTTCTCGACCCGCTGAACACGTCTTCAATCTATTACCCGTATGTGTTGCCTCGCTCGCCAATCATCATCTACGCCAACGGCACCCCGATTTACACGGGCTACGTTGAGGACTGGAACCTTGACTACTCAATACCAAGCCAAGATCGAATGTTCGCACGATGCGTCGATGCTTTCGGAACTTTGGCTAATCAGCAACTCAACGCCTTTACCCCGTCCGCACAATCATCTTCAGCGCGCGTCAACGCCGTCCTAGACCGTCCAGAAATCAACTATCAAGGCGCAAGGTCTATCGGTACCGGAACTTCTACTTTGGGGGCTTACGCGGTCACACAGGACACAAGTTGCCTCGGTTACCTTCAGCAAGTCAACACGTCAGAACAGGGCTATCTATACACCGCAGCCGATGGAAGTCTTACCTTCAAGGGAAGGTCAAGTGTTCTGAACCCCGTCTCAGGCGCATCCTTCACAAGCAACGGCACAGGCATTCCATACATGAGTCTTGTCAACCAGTTCGGGTCTGAGTTGCTTTACAACTACATCGTGACGCAATCCCCCGCAGGAGCTGCACAAACATCGTCAGACGCAACGTCAATTGCCTTGTACCAGGCGCAGAACTACAACCTTCTTCAATTGCTTAACTCAACCACAACAGAAGTTGCTGGCCTTGGCGCATACCTTCTTGGAAAATACCGCAACCCGGTCCTTCGCTTTACTGGCATCTCATGCGAACTTGCAGCACTCACCTCGGCGCAATGGTCAACCATCTTCGCCATCGACCTCACCTCAATCGTGACAGTTCAAAAGAACTACTCCACCGGAACCCCGCTGACAGAATCGCAGACCCTGATTACTTCAGGAATTGAACATCGAATCGTTCCAGGGTCTCATATTGTTTCGTACACTTTTGAAAGTACGGACGGCAACCAATACATGACACTCAACGACGCAATCTTCGGAACGCTCAACAACAACCTTCTAAGTTTCTAAAGGAGACAAACATGGCAACACCAACAACACTTCCGGCAGCCTTTGTTGCTGGGGCTATTCTGACCGCAGATCAGCAGAATTCTTTGAGGGGTGCTTTCCGCGTTCTTCAAGTTATTGAAGGAACAACCGCAACGGCAGCAAGCAAGTCGAACTCAACGTATGGCGACACAGGTCTGACAGCCACCATCACGCCATCTGCAACGACAAGTAAAATTCTTGTTGTTGCCTATCAAAACGGCTTATACAAAAACGGTAACAATTCAAGCAATTCATTAGGCATCCAGATACTTCGTGGAGCAACACAGATTGCAGAACAGACATACATCGGCTTTCAAGGTTCAGCAGCTCAGTTGTACCCTGGCTCAGTAACCATGGTCGCTCTTGATTCGCCAGCATCAGTTGCAGCGCAAACCTACAAAACACAGTTCAAAAATATGGTCAGCGATGACGGCGTTACGGTTCAAGATTCAGCAATGAAATCTTCAATTATTCTTTTTGAAATCAGCGCATAATGCGAAAAAGCCTAATTCTATTGGTGATTTGGGCATCCCTCACCGCTTGCGCAGATCGTGAACGTGTCAACTGCCCACGAACAAAAAACCAAGTTATGACACGCACAACCGAATTCCCTCCTACAACAACCACCACCCTCGCACCCGAAGGACGTTGCTCATGAAATTCCGCGCACGACTATCAAACGAAGAAATCAAAGGACGACTCATCCTGATCGTCGGACTAGCAATCTCCATCGCTTTTGTTGGCACCGTGTTCGTACTTCTGTACGGTCTTCTCTTTGTGACTCAACCTCTCGAGCAGGCACCGAACGACGCTGAAGCCTGGAAGATTCTGTCTCCATTGACCTTGACCATGTCGGGCGTTTTGGCGGGGCTCCTCGCTTCGAACGGGCTCAAGGGGAGCCAGAACGATAAGGACAAAGAATGAGCAACCGCGTTTACCCTTACTACCCATCATGGGACGGCAAAAAGACACAACCGGTCACAGCAAAACTTGTTGAACTATGCGGGAAGCGTTGGGGAACCAAAAGCCTCGGGACATACGCAAATCGCCCAATGCGCAACAACGCAGGACTCTCTGTTCATGCCACCGGATACGCAGCTGATATCCAATACAAAGACGAAACGCAAGCGCGCGAGATGTGGGACTGGTTCCTTGCCAACTCCAAAGCCCTCGGACTCTGTGAACTGCATTGGTACGCATACGGCGAGTACGGCGCGGGTTACCGATGCTCCAGGGGTGAAGGCAAAAAGGGCGTCAAAATCTACACCGCAGAAGACAACGCAGGCTCCTATCAAGGCAACCCAAACTGGCTTCACTTTGAAATGGCAAACCAAACCGCAGAAGCCTTTGAAGCTGCATGGCGGGCATTGCCCAAGCCTTAAATCGCTCGAGGATGTTATTCTCCTCCTGCTAGACCTCGGGACTGACTGTGTTTCCCTCATTGGTTCCGAGGTCGAATCCGCCACCTAGACCCGCGTCTGTGTTACAACATTCGGACACGTCGAGCGAAGGGAAACGCAATGACCGATACACAATTCATTTACAGTTTTATCATGGGATGGGTCAGTTGCTGGCTCTTCCTTAAAATGATGGCAAACCGACCATGATCAACTCCTTCGGGTATCTTCCGTTACTGTCTAAGGACAAACTAACCCTCGTCCAAATCTTCACGGATCTGGCAACAGGAGAACATCTCAGAGTCACAGTCGCCACACGGCGCGCTCCCTGGCTGACTTGGTCTCCGCCAACAGAAGTTGAAAAGGTTGACTAAGAGAATCATGGCATTAGCCCTCATCACCGCAATATCCATTCCTGCTCCGGCATTCGCAGCTGCACAGCGCGACACCCACAGCAAATATCACGGCGTTCTGCCAGACGCTTACTACGACGGACTTGCCCGTTGTGAAACTGGCGAAAACTGGCAACATTCCACCCGCTCCTACACCGGCGGACTAGGCATTTACCGAGGCACCTGGCAACGCTGGTCAGACTCCTCAAGTGCCAAAGGTAAAACCCCTGCGCAACAAGTCAAGGTCGCAGACGCAATCGCATTCAAAAGCCATATCAACCCCGACGGCACCAAAGTTTGGCGCGTTGGGCCTTGGGGATGGGGATGCGTCAAAGGGCAGAAATCCTTGCAGGCGTTCATCTGCAAGTCACGACACACGCTTGTCGCAAGATGGAAGCGTGGATGCGGTACAGTCCACAAACACAAATAGAAACAGATGAGGGAAACATCATGGAACTGACAACCGACGAGATCATTGCACGTCTAATGAATCTGTCAATCAAACTTGACGGAGAGATGCGCTTTGAAGAAGGCTCAACAGTGAGTCAGGCAATTGCGCTGATAATGACGATGCGCAACGCAGCCGAACGGATGCGTCACCCGAGCATGACTTACAACGAAGAGATGAAGGCAATCATCGAGTGGATTGTTGAACCAAAATGAGCATTGAAGATTACGAACCAGTTGCCTCTCGGCTTGCTCGCTTTTGGGAGAAACACCCCGAAGGTCGAGTAATCACAAAACTTCTTACATTTGAAGGTGACCGCGTCATTGTTCAGGCCGACATTTACGTTGACCGCGAAGACGACCGACCAGTTGCGACAGACTTCGCCGAAGAAATGCGTGGCTCAAACAACGTGAACAAAACGAGTCATATTGAAAATGCGTGTACAAGTGCCATCGGTCGAGCCTTAGCAGATTGCGATTTCGCCTCCTCGACCGATTGGACAAAACGCCCGTCGAGGGAAGAGATGCATAAAGTGGAACGGATGTCAGGCGACACTCGAATCACCGAGTCATCGAACCTTGCCTCAGAGAAGCAATTGAACATGATCCGCGCCGTCTGTAAGTCAATGGGCAAAACACCACCGGCAAACCTTCAAGGCATGACCAAGCGCGAAGCGTCTGCATACATTGACACCCTCAAAAGCGCAGCTCCTGCACCGCAAGAAGAAGCCGAGGAGGCGTTCTAATGAACATCGTCAAGTCATATTGGCTCGCTTGGAACCCCGCAAGGCTCCGACGACTGCTATTGCTCAAAGACCAACAGATAGCAAACTGCAACAACGGTTGGGGAAATATGCATACAGAACTGCTCATTGCCAAAGACAAATGCAAAGACCTTGAAGCAGAGATTGCGCGTCTGGAAAGGCTAAACAATGGTTGACTTCCTCATGCTGATCATCATGTGCATCAGTCTCTTCATGTGCGGGTTCCTCTTGGGAAAAGACTCCCGATGACCGTCTCAGAAAAAATATTTCAAGACCAAGTCATCAAGGTCGCCAGGATGCAGCAATGGCTCGTCTTCCACGCATCACCATCATCGCCTCGCCCTGGAGTATGGCGGTCAGACGGAAACGGATTCCCCGACCTTGTTCTTGTCTCAACCTCTGTGCCTTCTCGAGGAGTTATCTTCTGTGAACTCAAAACCGCTGAAGGCAAACTGTCAGCAGAGCAAGAAAAGTACGCACGGTGCCTCATCAACGCAGGCATTGAATACCACCTCTGGCGTCCTCGAGACATTGACGCAATCGCAGCTCGTCTCGGTCGGCAAGGCAAAGTCCAATGAGACAACAGATCAGGGTCTTCCTCACCAAAGAAGAAGTCCGCCTCGCCTGCACCGGAGGCATAGAACACCGCATCGACGCCATGTTCAAACACCAACGACCAGGAGCATCAGACGTCCCGTACCACCTTCAACATTGGTGGCAGTCCCACATCACAGGCTCCCTCGGAGAAGTCGCCGTCGCAAAAGTGTTCGGCGTCGATTGGGAATGGCAAGAAAATCCAAACGGCTTTGACGTCCTCGAGTACCAAGTCAGGGCAACCGAGAACGCTGAAGGCACCATCAAAGTCCGCAGGCGCGACAACCCAACGCACAACTTCATTCACTGCAAAGTCAGGGACAACCGAGTCCTGATTGAGGGTTGGATCACAGGCCAAGAAGTCATCAACAACAACGAAGAGATCCACAAGGACTGCTTCACCATCAAGGATTACCGCCTGTACTCAATGACCGACCTGCCAGAGTTCCCTCAGGAGCTGCCAGAAGGCGTTCAACTGTTCAAACCATCAGCCAAACGACTTGGGACTATCGGATGATTGTTGTCGCGTGGTACATCCTTCTGATATCTATTGGCATAGCAATCCTTCAGGGGATACGCAAGGACTAAGATGCCAACACAATTGAGTCAAGCAAGCGCGCGTTGGGGATTGCACTCAGCCGGAAGAACACTCGGGAACGAGGGTCGAGCAGTCTGCCTTGAAGCGACTGTGCAGCGTCCAAACGTCACAAATGAGAATGGTGACCGTCCACATGTCAAACATCCGGCAGCCAGAGATACTTACTCGAACTGCGGGGGGCGAGCACACCACCGAACCGAACACAACGAAAGAGAACAAGTCCCCTCGGGGGGACGCGTTAGCAGGGGGAAACCATGAGCAAAAGAACATCAAGTCCAGACTTCAGAAGAAGAAGAGCAGAACTACTTGAAGGCAACCCACTCTGCCACTGGTGCAAAAAAGCACCCGCAACAGAAGCAGACCACCTCATCGAATACGACATCGTCGGAGACGACACCCCCCTCGTCCCCTCATGCAAGAGCTGCAACGCACGTCGAGGAGCCAACTACATCAACGGCAAACGAAGCGCACAACAACACGCACGCAACGAACACCTCGGATACAACCCCGCCAAAACAACACCACAAATGACCAAGTACACCCCAAGATCATGCGTAACATGCGGACAACTGTTCCAACCAATATCCAAATGGTCAAAAGCAGACGAACAAAAATACTGCACAAAGAAATGCTTCTACGAAAGAAACAAGGAAGTTTTTTTGAAAAAAGAAAATAACGAGAC